AATATTTTATTTAACTAAACAATTATAAAAAAATGGCATTAGCTTTTAGCGGATTATCCGCATACACAAAACAACTTGTTAAACCTCTATTGACTAGCGCAGTATTTGAGGCAAAGACACAACAATTAATTCTTGCAAATGGTATCGTTATACCGAACGTTAAAAGTTCAGTAGCTATTCCATTGATGGAAACAGATGCAGTATTTGCTGCTCAGTCTTGTTCATTTGATGCGTCAGGTACAACTACTTTCTCTCAGAGATCAATTACAGTTGGTAAAATTAAAGTAGAAGAGAAGATATGTCCAAAAGATTTGGAGGCATACTTTACACAAGAGGCATTAAAAGCCGGATCTACTTATGAGGACTTTGGTAATGCAGATTTCCAAAAAGCATTCTTAGATAAGAAGAACGCAAGAATTGCTGCACAACTTGAAACTGCAATATGGCAGGGAGATGCTACAGGTGCAACTGCAAACACTAATAAATTTGATGGTTTACAGAAGTTAATCGCAGGTGGTTCTCCAGTTAACGCAAACGTATCAGGTTACACAGGAGTTGCTACAATCACAACTGTAACTGCTTCTAACGTTATTGCTGCTACTGAAGGTATCTACAAAGCAATCCCTGTTGCAGTATTAGCAAAAGGAGATGTTAAAATCTTTGTTGGTAATGATTGGTATCGTTTATTGATTCTTGCTTACAGAGCATTGAATTTGTTTGCTTACAATCCACAAGATTCACAAGCATCTTCATTTATCCTACCGGGAACTAACGTTGAAGTTGTATCTGTAAATGGTTTGAATACCACAGGAGATGCTTATGCAATTTCTTTAGGAAACATTGCAATGGCGGTTGATTTGGTTGATGAGGAGAATTCATATAAGATGTGGTACTCAGAGGACAACAATGATGTAAGATATCGTGTTGAATTTAAAATGGGAGTAAACGTTGCCTTCACAAATGAGGTAGTTTCTTTCTTAGCTGCAATCTAATTTTTAAACATAGGGAGGTAGTTTCTATCTCCCTTATTAATATTATAATATATGCCTTGTGCAATAGTAAGCGGATATACGATAGACTGTAGGGAAACAATCGGAGGGATTGATGCAGTTTTTTTCGCAGAATACGGTAACGTAACTCCACTTGATGCAAGTGGAATAGTTACAGGAATAACAAAAGTTGTTGGAAAAAAATTCTTTAAATTTGAAATACCTACAAAATCAAGTGCAGTTGCTACAAGTAACCCTACTGGATCTATTGAGAACGGTACTTTATTTTTTGAGCAGACATTAGATTTTCCTATCAACAAAAGAGATGCAACCACAAGAAACATTGTAACTACTTTATCTAAGAATAAAGTAATAGCAGTTACTCTTGATAAAGATGGCACTTTCAGAATGTATGGTAAAGGTGCAGGATTATACTTAGCAGCAAGTACTGGAACAAGTGGTGCAGCTGCAGGAGATGCGAATGGTTATATGCTTAAGTTTGAAGGATCTGAAAGAGAAGATTTCTTTGAAGTAACAAACGCGGTAGGTTTAGCCTTAACAACTGCAGGATAGAGTTTTTTAATTTTTAATTTATGCCCCGACCGATGAAAGTCGGGGTTTTTTACTATGATTAATTTAACAAAAGGACTTACCCAAACAATTTATTTTACAGGTACTGAAAAGGCTACTATTAGTAACCCTTTCTTTTTATTTGTATTTATCCACAGAGTAACACTTGATGTTGTTAAGTTAATGGCAACTAATCAGAGTATAACTGGCAGATACGATAGTTTTGCATTTACAGTTAATAACTTTTTTAATTTAAAAGAGGAAGGTTTTTATAGTTATACAATTCATCAAAAAGTATCTTCAGGAGATTTGACAGTTGCCGGATTAATTGTAGAAGAAGGTTTTATGTATTTAAATCCTGCTACACCATTTGAACCTACTGAATACGAAGAACAAAATAATAATTTCGTTACTTATGGATTATAAAAATATTATCACAATAAAATTCGCACAAGCGGAGCAACCTAAATTTGAAGAAAAGAGGGCAAAGGGTTATGTTGAGTTTGGTTTGCATAATAATTACCCTGAATACTTGATTGGCTTATATAATGAAAGTCCTAAGCACGGAGCAATCATTAAAAGCAAAACAAATTATATATTCGGTCAAGGATGGGATGGAGTAGAGCAGAAGGCTAATAGCAAGGGAGAGACTTGGAATCAAATTACTAAAAAATGTATTTTAGATGATGAACTTTTTGGAGGTTATTATTTACAAGTTATTTATAACTTATTAGGTCAGATCAAAGATGTATACCATCTTGAGTATCACAAAGTTAGAATTAATAAAGAGCAAAACGAATTTCAAGTAAAGAACGATTGGCAAGATAACAAAGAGAAAGCTAGATTATATCCTGCTTTCAATATTCAAGATCCGGTAGCAAGTCAAATTTTATTTGTAAAACAATACAATCCTAAGTCAGATATTTACCCACTACCAAACTATTTTCAAGGTTTAAATTACATTGAAAGTGATGTACAGGTAAGCAGACATATATTAGGTAATGCAAAAGATGGTTTTGTTGCTACTACTTTAATTAATTTAAATGGTGGCGAACCGGCAGAGGAAGCGAAAGAAGCAGTTGAAAGAGGAATTAAAAAGAAGTTTACTGGAAGCGAGGGCGATAGAGTTGTTATAATGTTTAACAAGTCAAAAGATAATAGTGCAGAGATTTTGCCTTTATCATCTACTATGTTAACTAAAGAAGATTTTACAAACGTTAATAATTTAATTCAACAAGAGATATTTGCCTGTCATCAGGTTACTTCGCCATCACTATTTGGAATTAAGACAGAAGGGCAGTTAGGTGGATCAACAGAGATTAGGGATGCGTATAAAATATTTGCAAATACGTATGTTAACGAAAGGCAACAAGCGATTGAGGAAGTATTTAATCAGTTATTTGAATATGTAGGTATAAAGGGAGATTATGAATTAATACCAGTTGAACCATTAAGTTTTGAATTTAGCGAGGGAGTTATGGCTGCTAATATGACAAGAGAGGAGATAAGGGAGAAGTTAGGTTTAGCTTCTGAAGTTGTTACAAATCCAAGTATAAATGTAACAGAACAACCTATTGCTGCTTCAAATGATTCTATTAAAAATCTTACTGGCAGACAATACCAAAACGTAATGAGGATTGTTAGACAGTTTACTAATGGTAAACTTTCAAAGGAACAAGCTGCATTAATGTTAAAGAATGGATTTGCTTTTACAGATAGCGATGTTAATACTTTCTTGGGTTTAGATACTGAGCAATTTTCAGAAGAAGAAAGAGAAACAGAACTTTTAGAAATGTTTGCAGAGTTTGGCGAGAATCTATCAGATTATGAGATATTGAGTAATAAATCTGCAAGAGAATTTAACTACTTTGCAGAGGTTAAGCAGCTAAGCCAATTAGAAGCCGATATTTTAGGTTATATTAAGAAAGATAAGAGAATCAGTAGCGAAGGACTTGCAGAGGTTTTAAAGCAAGATGTGAAGGTTGTAGAGGCAGCCTTGCAAAGTTTAATTGACAATAAGATATTAGATGTTAAAGAAGTAAAGGTAGGTCAAGATAAAGTTATTGAAAGAGTAAGAACAAATGTAGAAGCGGATGCGCCTAAGCCTAAAAACTTACTATCTATTGCTTATAAATATTCTTTAAGGGCAACATTAGAAGCATTAGGAGAACAAAAACTAATAGCCACATCAAGACCATTTTGTGTTAAAATGATTCAACTTTCAGAAACGCAATTATGGTCAAGGGCAAGAATAGAGCAAATGAGTGCAAGATTAGGTTATTCAGTATTTGATAGAGTTGGTGGATTTTGGAATAATAATGGAGATATTGAGACACAATGCAGACACGAATGGAGGGCATTAATAATTCAAAAGAAAAAATAAAATGAGCGCAAATATACTTTTTATATCTGAAAATCTAATCAAAAGTAGAACTGGAATAAGTGATGCTATTGATGGTAAACAATTAAAGCCACACATTAAAGTAGCGCAAGATTTATACCTTCAACCTGCTTTAGGATCAACTTTATATTTACGTTTACAATCAGGCATTGAAGCAGCAAACCTATCTAATTTAGAAAAGAGTTTATTAGATAATTTTATAACGGATTGCCTGTGTTGGTATACTATGAGTTTACTACCCTTTGGATTAGGTTACCAATTTTTTAGTAAGGGTATTTTACAAAAGACAAGTGAGGAAAGTAATACACCAAGCAGAGCAGATTTAGAGTTGATTGGTAATGAATATAAAAAGACTGCAGAATTTTACAAGCAAAGATTGATTAATTATTTAAGAGAGAACTATTTGTTATTCTCTGAATACTTTAATCCCGGCAGCGGATTGGATGTCATATTTCCTGAACTAAAAGCATATACAAGTCCTATTTATTTAGGTAATGTAAATGATGGAGTTAGGGTATTTTCTAATAATGCAACAAGCGGAGGTGCAACAACTATTTATCATACACCGGCAGCAGGAGATAGTAGTTTTTCAGTTGGTGGTTTAGTTAATAAAGTAGTATTAATTGCAGTAAGATCAGGATTTGTTAAAGGTATAACTAACTTACCTACTGCAAATCCTATGTACTTACAAATTGTTGGTAATGTAATTACGCTACCTACTGGAGATGTAACACAAGCAGGAGAATTATTTTCATTCACAATCAGATAATTTATGGCTTATAAAAAAGCATTAATTCAAAGAGTTTTATTCTATGACTTACAACCAGTTAATAACAACAATAACAAGTCTGCTTCAAAGCCACGCAATGATAAAGACAGTAAAGCACGCAACACCGAAAGAGTGGTTGCTAAGAGATGAGCAGCCAGTTTATCCGATAGCTTGTTTTTCTGTTAATTCAGGAAGTTTAAACATAGGTAGAGAACAGATATATAGTGTTCAATTTTTCTTTTTAGATAAAAGCGGTAAAGAGGCAGAGTTTGAAGATGATGTAATAAGTGATCAGATACAAACTGCTTCTGATATTTTAAGTTTAATAAGAACAGGCAGAAAGAATTACGCAATAGATGATAACGTTTCTTTCAATGCGATATCGGATAAGTACGAAGATTATCTAGCAGGAGTAGAGTTAACAATTAATATTTCAACCCAAAACGAATTTACTGGATGCAACGTGCCATTATTATAATTACATTAATACTTTTATCTTTTGGACTAAAAGCGCAGGTTTATCAAGCTATGCCACAGGCAGGATATGGACCAGTTAAAAGATTTTTAACCGATAGTGTTTTAACTATTCCGTTGAATATCAATGCGTTAAGAAATATAACAGGCGGAAGGGATGCCGGACAAATTAGGTATAATGTAACTGATAGTGGACTTTATGTATATAGCGGTTACCAATGGATCAAAGCAAACTTAGATAGTACTAATATTTCTAACAGGATAAATGGCAAATTAAATATAAGCGACACGGCACAGATGCTTAGTGTATACCTAAGAAAATTAGATACTGCTAGTCTTTCTAATAGAATAGATGCAAGGGTTAAATATTCAGACACGGCACAGATGCTTTTGCCATATTTAAGAAAATTAGATACGGCAAGTTTATCTTACCGAATTAATAGAAAACAAGACTCAATAATACTTACTACTAACTTTAAAAGCGGTGCTGCAACCTTAGTGGGTGCTACTTTAAATATCCCTAAGTATGCTGATACCTTAACTGCTTATGTGCCTTATGACGGAGCGACTACAAATGTAACATTAGGAAACTTTGGATTAAGAGCAAATAAATTAAAGTCTGATTTTTTACTAGAGATACAAAACCAACAAAATATACAAAATGAAACTTTAGATTATACAAGTATAGGAGCAACAAGAACAGGTTTCTCTTATTATACTGGATGGATGCAAGGTCAAACAACTTATCAACAAGGAGTTATTTTTAATTATTCTAATCAACAACTACAAACTAATCAAAGACAGTATAATCTACCAGTAAGAGACGGAACTTTAGCATTGGTTGAGGATACAGTTAACCTATCAAATAGAATTAATTTAAAGGCTGATAAATCTACAACCTTAACAATCAACGGACAAACCTATGATTTAAGTGCAAACAGAACTTGGACTATCCCTACTTTTGATTCTACTTCTATATCAAATAGAATAAATTTAAAACTAAATATAAGCGACACGGCTTCTATGCTTAGTCCTTACCTTAGGAAAGCAGATACAAGTTCTTTGTCTAATAGGATTGATTTAAGAGTAAAATATAGCGATACGGCAGCAATGCTTAATCCTTACCAAACTGCAATTAATGCAAGGGTAAAATATACCGATACTGCAGCGATGCTCAGTCCTTATTTAAAAGCTGCAGTTACAAGTGTAGGCTTATCTATGCCATCAGCTTTTACAGTTACAAATAGCCCTGTTACAAGTACAGGAACTTTGACAGTTACAGGTGCAGGAACTTCTTTACAATTAATTAATGGTTTAGGAGCATTGCAAACTATTCCAACAAGTTTACCACCATCAGGAAATGCAGGTGGAGATCTACAAGGCACTTATCCAAATCCTACTGTGCATCGCATTCACGGATTTGATATGCAAAGCGGAACACCTGCTGCAGATGATACTTGGGTATATGGCGGAAGTCCGGCTAAATGGCAGCATCAAAAACTACATTCAAATCAAGTAACAGAAGATGGTAATTTATTTTATACTGAAGGAAGGGTAAGTGCTAACACAGATGTTGCTGCAAATACTGCTGCAAGACATAATGCGGTTACTATTGGAACTGCTAATGGCTTAAGTATATCTACACAGGTTTTAAGTTTGGCTACTGCTTCTGTATCTACTACCGGTGCATTGACTTCAACAGATTGGAATACTTTTAATAGCAAAGCAGCAGCACTAAGCGGAACTACAAACACAGTACCTAAATTCACTTCAGGAACTACGATTGGAAATAGTAATATTAAAGACAACGGAAGTGCGGTAAGTGTAAGTGCTACTGCCGGTTCATTCGGTGCTTTGCAAGTAGGTAGCTATAATGGTAATATTTTAATGAATACTACCAATGCAAATGGCGGTTTAATATTTCAAAATACATCATCATCTAATAAGTTATGGGATTTTTCTTCTGATAACAATGATTTGGTTTTCAATGAATCAAACATTGCTCCAGTAATGAAATTAAAAGCAGGTGGTAATGTAGTAATATCAAATCTTTCAGGAGTAGGTAGCCGGATGGTAGTGGCTGATGCAAATGGTGTATTATCTACCCAAGCAATTAGTAGTGATACAACTTCATTAAGTAACCGAATAAATTTAAAATTAAATATTTCAGATACTGCTT